GGATTTGTTAAGGTAAACATTGATTGCCCTACCGTTGTGCCGCCTAAACTTGTTCGTCCTGTGGATGCTACAAGCCCTGTACTACCACCATCCCATTTTAGTCTATCTGTAAATGCCGTATTCCAATTCGATGAATTATTTGTAATTGATGTTGTCCATGTTGTGCCTGTAGACAGTGCAATTCCTGCCTCTGGATAGATTGGATTACCTTGCCCAGAGGAAACAGAGCCGATGCCGCTAACTGTGACTAAGGTGTAATTTTCGCCTACTTTGTAAGATGTGGCTGCTACCTTTACCTTGTTTGTGTCAATAACGGAAAACTGGTCATTGAGTAATAACTGCCCATTGCGAAATAACAGAATAAACTGTCTTAGCTGAATAGGGAATTTAGGGAGTATAGTAAATGTTAATGTGTCACTTGTAACATTTTCGTATTCCTGTTTAATTATTTTTATCGTATCTCCTCCTATTTCTACTGCCACAATGCTATCTCTGACAAAGTCATAGACTGTGGAAGTATCAACGCGTAGAGTGCCAGTTGTTGTTATGGGCCCACCAAGTAATCCGTAACCACTACCTACACTGGTAACTGTGCCGCTGCCTCCGCCACTATATTGAGGTATGTTTAAAGTATCACCACTTAATGTAGAAGCTCCACTTGTTCCAGTAGTGGTAAGTTTTATGTTAGGCTGCTTAGTTGCAAATCTTGTAGTAAGATTTAATAAAGTAGTATCTGTTAACTCCATTAATACAGATAAGTCTGCGGAGACAGTGCCTGTTGTTGTAATTGGATTTGGTGATACTGTAATGCCAGTGCCTCCAGATATTGAGGTAAGTGATCCGCTGCCACTACCACCACCGCGAGGTAAAATCACCGTATAATTTTCACCTAACTTAAATGCAGTCGCACCGATTACCACGGAGGCATTAGTAGGTACTGTATATTGACTTGGTAAAAGTATTTGACCATTCCTATATACTTGTAAAGATGTTGTATCATTCACTACTAAAGTATCTGTTTGCGTCCAGGTTAAAGTGCTTGAAGATACATTTCTAAAATCTTGCCTTGCATAAAATCTGCCGCTTGTATCTGCGTATGCTTTTGTTGCGTAGTTGGCTAACATGGAAGCCGTATCGCTAACTAATAATGCTGCTGTTGTATCTCTCCATAATCCACTTTTATAATATAAACTTGCGTTTGCAGAAGGTGACGTGATTGCAACATCATGAAGCTCATGCAATGCATAACCCGATGCCACACGAATTGAAATTGTACCATTGTTTGAAGATGAATTTATACAAAAGCCAATAGGCATATCAATGTTTGGTGCAACTGGCTCAACATCTGTCCAAACACCAGCAGTAGTTGGCGAAGGATAAAGAATAGCACCAGCCGCAAATGTATCAGTGTTAACTTGCCTTATCTTGCCAAAGGAAATAACATAGCCATCTTCTCCATTAGTTAAATCGTGTGCGGTTATTCCTAATAGCAATTTTGCATCTATTGTGCCATTGGCTATAAATTTTGCAATCGTTATTCTTCCACTTGCTCCAACCGTGCCATTAGCATAAACAAGACTTCCTTTTGTAATGGTTGAGCCTGTCTGATTCTTGACAAGCCAAAAGTTTTTAAATCCTATTTCATTAGGCACGGCATCATACATTCCCAAAACAACTGTACCTAACTCCGAATCCCATCGCATTTTAGCCGTGTCAACATTGTTAGGTGAAACACTTGTATCAAAAAATAAAGAGTCAACAGGCTGCGTAAATGAGCCGCCACCTACTAAAGATGCCCAGGCGCCTTGTTTCCAAACATATATACTCCCCGTTACACTATCTAACACTAAATAGGCTTTTACATTCTTATCTGCATAGCTTGTCGGCTTAGTTATTGTGTCAGAAACAAGACCTCTCCATACCAAGCCGTTTCCGGTAGTCTGAAAACCTAATCTTTGTTTGTTGCCTGTAATTGGGTAAGGAATCGAATCAATAGAGGCATAAGATATTCCTGCCACCAAAAGAAAAGCAATAACAAGTCCTTGTTTTTTGTTGCCTACTTTGTCAATGGCTTTGCCGATAAACTTTCTTGCTATTCCCATGACTAATTCCTCTGCTAAAACTTTGCCGATATTGCCAATGGCTTTTAAAAATTTCCTTTCTTTCTTTGGTGCTTTTATCTCTTCCATTATATTATGTTTATTGCAAATACAATGTAATTACTTCCATCGTAATGTGTGTTAATATCTATCGTAATAGTAGCAGGTGCCGTTATTACATATTGACTGTCTATTAATTTCTGACCATTCTGGTAAACATGAATAGCAGCATTTAAATTAGTAACTGGCAAGACTCCATTATTTTGTGTCCAGGTTAAAACATTGGATGAAGCTGCAATAAATTCTTGATTGAATATTGATACGGCAGAGCCATTTACTGTAACATTATTTATTGTTTCTGTGACATTATTATTTACTACACCGCCACTGCCTGCATTGTTTGCAACGTCGGCAAAGTCGCGAGGTTTAGATAATACTGTTCTTTCTGTATAGTTAGGCATCCAATTCTATTTTAAAGTAATCACCTTGCCAAATCTCTGTTTTTAAATCAAAACTACCTCTTTCGAAAACGTAATATCCGGATGAATATTCTATGACCTTGTGAGGAAGGTAAGGATTGTCAACTGATAAATTTTGGAATGGCATATCAACCATGCGTAACTTTGGTGTGAGCTGTCCGCGTATTACTTCATTTACTAATAATTGTGTGACATTGTTAAAGCCTGATCCGCTGCTAACATCCCATGAGCTGCTATTTTCATAGGTGCCAGATTCTAATACTTTTAATCCTCCATCCGTTGTTTTACTCGGCCCATCGCCAAGGTATGTGTCAAGGCTAAATATAGTGGATGATTTATCGTCATTGTCAGAGCCATATTCAAGGATGTCACTTTGCCCAGAGACTGCACCAGTAGGAAGAAATTCAAGATAATTACTGCTTAATAAATATGATATACTAAAATTACCAGACACATTTGTTCCTGCCTCATTTCTCATATTTTTTAAGCGCATCTCCCATACATACTCTGCACTCTCTGGAATGTCTAAGGTATCAAATGTGATAGTTTTATAAGCAACAAAAGCAGCATCTGCTGTTATTGTTTCCGTATTAAACTCATATTCGTAAAATGTATCTTCCCAACTTGCAGCTTCTAATATAAAGTTAAAGCCGTTAGTGTATGTTACACCTCTTTTTAAATACTTATTTTCTTGCTTTACTTGTAATGATTTTATTTTGCCAGTAAAGCCTGGAGATGATAAACTATCTAATTGTAATGTATCTGTGTTAGTTGATAAAATAACATAGTCATAATCACCACTTTCTGTAATTGTTTTTGTAACACCACCTAAACGTAATCTAAGGGTACCACTATTTTCAATATCAACTTTAATTTTAACATAATACTTTCTACCAGATGTAACTGTGAAAGTAGTGTAGTATGCTACCGTTGCTATTATTGTACCTTCAAGTATTCCATTATTAATAAACCAACCGCTGCCCAATGTCCAGTTAGCATCGGCAAAACCTTGCAATGGAAAGCTATTAATAATAGATGCTACTTTTACGGCAAATACAAACTGAAAAGGCTCAAAGTTTACAGGATTTAAAGCCTGGGCATAAAAGCCAAGTATTCCTGTGTATGATAATCTTGCATCTGCATTTGTAGCGTCTAATGTCGGAGTGATTGTTGTTATTGGTGTGGTATTAGTAGTATAGTTATATTCTACTCCTGCTAATAAGTTTTGTTTAGCAAAGTGATTGTATCTAATAACTACATTTTTTAGTGCAGGATAATATGTCCATTTACCTCCGCTTAATCTCATTAAATCACTTCCTGGTAAATTAGTCTGTACATTAGACATAGTAAAATCAAAAGTAAATGTACCAGATGCCTGTACGCCTAATGCGCTATATTTAAAATATCTGTGAGCTGAAGGATTTCTTGCATATTCATTGACCTGTATAAACCAATATTGATTACCAGAAAATATTAATCTTGCGCCAAAGGTTTGACATATCTTTTTTAAAACATCGTAGCAACTTTGATATATGTAGTTGTTTTTTGTATCCTTATGATAAAATGCCCTATGCTGTATTACTGTCAATAATGCGTAATCATTAGCAGCATTGTAGGCTGTAGTATTCTCATTCCAATTAAAAACAGTGTGCAGCACTGGCAAGCTATTTGCCACCAATTCACTTTGAACAAAATCAAGTTGATTAAGGCAGTTTAAAATATGTTGTACTACAGTATCTTGTCCATTGTAAGGCCCTACTGCACTTTTGTAATCCAATGTTTTTAACCAACCTAAACCATCAATGGCAGATATTTGAGCAACATATCCAATAGACAAAGGGATGTCTTCAAATTGAACTAAATCTGTAACTATATAACCATACCAATTAAACGATACTGTTGTATTGTCATCTTCGTAGGCAGTTAAATCCATTGTAAACCTACCCTCCACTGCTAATCCAATATCAAGAAGTAAAGTCTGTAAATCGTTATTATTTATAAGTAATGATAAATTGCAGGATGATCCGATAATAGGAGTAAATCTTTCAGCTCCTTGTTGGCTTTCGCTATCGTATTGTAATGACAGGCTAATAGTATCAAATGAATATGTCATGCCCGAAAAGACATTGTCTTTTATAGCAACATTTATTTTTCTGCCTTTCTCATTATATACAGTCGTTTCAAACCTTACAGCCATTATTGTATTCTGCTAAGACCCTTTTGAGACCTATTTAACAATATAATTAAATCATTTCCGCTTATCCTTGTTTCCAATACTCCTCCCATGCCCATGTCACCCATCATGCTTTTTAACTTTGATAAAGGTGCAATAACTTCCGGGTCAACTCGTGCGTTTCTATTATCCCCTACGGTTGCCATTGTAGGCCCGTATGCCAAGCCTCCCTCAGCTAACTTTGGAGCACCAATCTTCATTATTAATGATTTTGCTACACCTCCAGCAGCAGCAGCAATAGCAGGAGCAATAGCCACCATAAAAGGTGATAATGGTACAGATGCTAATGCTTTTGCTACATACATTCTAATAAAATTAGCAATTATATCGGCAATGCTTTTTCGTACAGCTGCTGCAAGTTCCTTCATACTTTCAAATCCACTTGCAGCCAATTCACCAAAACTTAATATACTGGCAGCAATAATTTGTTGACCTTGTCCTAATGAATCATAGGCACTTTTTGCCACTGGTGCAATTTTATTAAATGAATTAGCTACATCTTCATTTGTTTGTTTTAATCTTTCGTTTGCAGCTGATATACTTTCTAATTTATCTGGAAGTAAATCTAATGTCGGTAAAATTCCTATAACACCTAAACCTGCACCCATTGAGGCAGCAGAACCTGCTCCACCACCACCTTCACCTGTTGGAGTAGTAGCACTTGGTTCTGTCGGCAAAGTTGGTGCAGTAATACCATTACTTCCACCAGTTGCTTTTGCACCAGTGGTAAATAATGAGGCAAGTTTGCCTTTTAAACTATCAACAGTATCTCCAATACTTTTAAACTCAGCTGCTACTATTCTTTGTTCCTTTTGATAAGATGTTAATCCATCAAGATTAAATAAATTTAACCCTAATGCTTTCTGTAGATAATCAATATTTTTTAAAACATTAGCCACTCCCTGCATTACGGAGTTTTTAATATTTATCCATATATTTTTAAAGTTGTCGCTAAACGCCTTCCAGTTATCATAAACATACAAGGCAATAGCACCGATAGCAGCAATGGATGCAGTAACTACTAAAATCATTGGATTGGCAGCTAAATAGCTAAATGCTTTACTTATATTTCCTATTGCTTGTACTATTAATTTTGATGCTCCGGCTAAAGCACCGTATGTGCTAATTAACTTTCCTACTATAAATATAATGGGCCCGATAGATGCAGCCACTAAAGCAGCCTTCACGATAAAGCCTTGTGTCTCTGGATTAAGTGCTTTAAATCCATCTACTAATCCTTGAATATATTTACTTAAACTTTCTGCAACGGCTTGTAGATTTAATGATTCATTTATAGCCTTGCCAAACTCAGCCAAAGATGCAGTTACATTATCTTTTAAATTATCAAACGTATTACCTAAACCACCTTGCGCTCTTTCTAACTTTGCTAATGCAGATACAGAGCGCGTTATAAATTCCTCACTACTTACACCTATTGCTCTTATGCCTTCCGCAGTCACTGTGCCAAATTCCTCTTTCATTACTCTGGCAAACTCCGGTAGCCTTTCTTTTATCTGATTAAGGTCTTCCTGTGTAACTTTACCAACCGCGCTTATCTGACTTAATGCCAATGTAACTCCGCTAAACTGTTCTGCACCTCCTCCCGATCTCGCTACGGCATTACCAAACTGTGTTATAGTTTCCCTTGCAGCATCGGCAGACATTCCTACTGATTGTAAAGAGGCAGAAGCCTGTACAACTTGAGGCAATGCAAGACCAGGATTCTCAGCAACTTTACGCAACTTATCCAACTCTTCCTTTGCTCCTTCACTTGTACCCATAATGGCAATCAATCCATTCTCCAACTTCTCCATGTCGGCAAATGCCTTCAACGAAGCTGCACCGACACCAAGTAAAGGCAGAGTTAATGACTGTGTCATAGTGCTGCCGATAGATTGCATTTGTCCGCCAAATCTTGACATTGCACGCTCAACCTTGCCAAGTTCTTTTTCAAGATTACTTACATCAATGCCAAGTTTTAAATTCAGTTTACCTAATGCCATTATTTACTCTTTATCCCATTTGTCAAAAATTGACTTGTCAACTTCTGTCAAACTTCTTTTAGTTGGTTTTGGATTATCTGTCTCCCAAGGAAATTCAATCAAATCTTTAGGCTTAATTGATTTGCCTTTTGCCGTATGAACATTTAATAAAAGTGTTGTTTGCCACCTGGCTCTTTCCCACTCAAATTGCTGTTCTATTTCAAATTGGTTATTATAACCTTGCATAGCTATAATAACGTCTCTCAATGTCATTTCATAGTATTGCGGAGGGGAAAATCTTAATACTCCAAAGCAAAAACGCTCAATATAATCAAGAGTTAATTCTGCTCCTCCGCTATCTCGTTTTTTCTTTCCGGATCTTCTGGTACTGAAATCTCATTTGTTATCAGCTCTGTTATCCTGTTTATCCCTCCCTTATCCAAATCTACTAAGTCGCAAAACTTTTCTAAGGTATATGGGCACTTCTCTCCCTTTGCCTTGTAACCTGCCTGTACACCTGCAAAGGCAAGTTCAAGAGCAAATAGGAGGTCTTCGCCAAGGAGGGAGAGGTCACTTAGCTTAAGATTCCTCTCCCTTAAAAATGTACCTAAAACGAACATACCAAACTTAACTGGTATGTCCGCATTAGCTATTTTTATTGTTTTCATTTTAGGTAATTTTTAATTTTAAGATTTAACAGTCTTTGTAATAGCACCAGTAACTTCAAAAGAAGCTGAGTAGCTTGTATTTTCTTCTACGGCTGCGTTAAGGTCTAATGATGTACAAATGGCTTGCATGGTAAATACATTGTCTCCGCTAACATCTGTTGTAAATTTAATAGTTAGAGCAGTACCACTAATCAAATCTGTAAAGAGATCATCAAACAAATAGTTAGTAGAAGAATCACCAGGACCGGCATACAGCGCCTCTGTGGAAAGTGTGCCTGATAACTGACCCTTCTTTACTTCCCTCCATCCTCCAGCTGCGGAATCCTTTGTAAGAATTTCACGCATAGCTGCAGAAATGTTCATTTGGCAGGATGTCGCGTAACCGATTGCAGTCGAATCTTTATACAAGCGCATCAACGTACCGTTAATTATTCCAGTTGTTGCCATTTTATTATTTTTTAGCTTTTGACAAATCTATATTAACATCAATTTTTTCCAATTCATTCTCATCTTGGAAATATTCCATGGGCATTGGCACCGGAATATAAATAGGTTGAGGTGCCTCTTGCACTTGTTTTTCTGGCATCTGCTCCACGACAAAGTCATCATCAAGATGTTCTGCAATGCCATCGGCAACAAGTTGCTTGCCAAAGTCGGAAAGGAATACACCTGTTGCGCCTACTGGCTTGCCGTTCCACGTTTTTATTAATCTTAACTTCATAATTATCGTTTCATTCTTGCCATAAAATCAA